CAATCGTTAGTGCAGGTCTTGGTAGTTGGATTACACTCACTAAGACTAAAGAAGATGATAAGGGGAATATAGTGCCAGTAGAAGTAGTATCTTGGCGAGTCGATGGAGACTGTATCATGCCAGGCGTATACTACAAATTAAGTGATGATGATTTTGAACCCGTTAAGTGGTCAAATAGTAAGAAAGAGAGTATCGAGTAAGGTATTCTCTCTTTTTATTTCGCCGGCTAATATATGGCAGTGTAATTCAGAGGTCGTCAAATCCTTAATAGTGAATAGAATGGAATCCGTAAGCCCTGGAGTAGATGTTCTGCCAATAGTCGCCGGCAGAGGAAAGAGGTAATCCGGATTGATGAATTTTGCTCAGTTTTATAATCACTAGTCTAAAATTGAGATACCCTAGGGCGGTATAGGTGAGCCATGTACGCAGGGGCTGCATTCTTGGGTCCGTGACACATGTGCAGTACGGTACTAGTAGAGGTAGGGAGTCGAAAGGAAATCATTTTTGAATGGTTTACTCCCAGCCGTTTTTATAGGAGTCTTGCAAGTCCTGGAGTAGATGTTCTATCAATAATTCGCAGATAGAGGAAAGAGGTAAGCAAGTATTGGTTAGTTTTGCTCAGTTTTATAACCGGATATATATACTCTAATACTGAGATACCCTGGTAGCGGTAGAGGTCAGCTAATTACGTCAGGAGCTATATTTCGAGAGTGCTTAGACACACATGTATAGTACGGTATGGCAGAGATAGGAAGTCGAAAGGAAACTATTTATAAATAGTTAACTTCCTGTCGTTTAATTTTTTTTCTCTAGATCCCTTATAGGTATGAGAAATGATAAGTTAATAAAGTATCTTAGGGTAAATAAAAACTACTCGTTTATGTTGGGAAAATTTTTGATCCCTAAATGTATAATGACTATTAAGGGGAATCCCCACGACTTAGAGCAAGGTAGAGAATATAATCTAGCTCAAGGAAGTGCATGGTCTCCAGAATTTCAGAATTTTCTAGATACGAAGCATAAAAGTATAGGTTATATTAGAGAATTCCCTATTATTATAAAAAACCAAGCCCTTTGGGAATCTATGTGCAATATACACAACGTCCCACCTAACTTACGACCCAGAAACTATTTCTTAGCTGATTATCTCATATATAACTACAATTTTCTAGTAGAAATAGATAGTCAATATCATAATGAAGAATATGACAAGGCTAGAGATGATTATATTAAGAGAGGTTATGGACTAGATACATTGAGATTTTATGAATACGGGAGAAATAAGCACCAGAAGTTTTCAGATGATTTTCAGTTCTTAGTAAATTTCTGCAGAAACTCTGGAGCTATACCAGTAGATTTTAACTACGATCAATTAATTATAGATAATTTCTTACAGAAAAATAGTAGGGTTATTTCTGTATATGATAAGATAGAAAACTTACTGGCAACTAAAAAACTAAAGACTATAGTATTAAACAATAAAAATTTAAGTATCCCAGAATTTGTTCAATTACGATACGGTATTAATTACTTAGAAGAACTTGCAAGTTACTTTAGGTTCTCTTATAATGTAAATGTAATTCTTGTGACCTAGAATCCTTAAATATGAAAGAGATGCAGTAATCCATTGAAATACATGGTACTGTATAGGCTTAGTTTTGCTCAGTTTTATGAGTCTCATATCTTATAATAAGATATGCTTAATTAGTCACGAGACGCTGAGATACCCTAGAGCGATAAAGGTGAGCTATGTACGACAGGAGACCTTTCATAGTCGGTTATGTTTAGGTTACGGTACTGGTGGAGATGGGGAGTCGAAAGGATAGTTAATTCGATGCCAGCAATGTCAATAAGGCTGGAAACGATCATAGGGTTAACTAGCTCCCAGTCGTTTATTTTTTTTGTTTCTGTAATACCTTCAATTCCTTATTAGTGAGATGTGGCAAGTATCGACTATAGGGATCTTGTCATAAGGCTGAGTTTCGTCTAGTATTTGTAAGCCTTCGAGTAAGGACCGATCTCGATAATATTCTAGACTACCCCCACGTAGCGATAAAGGTTAGCTAAGTACGTACAGGTAGAGATAGAAGATGTTTACATCTTCAGTCGATATAGGAGTGAGGCATTGCTCCTATAGAAAGAAGGGAGCACGAAATTCCTGGAGTAGAGGTCTTACCATAGAGCCGGTAAGGGAAAGAGGTAATCGTGTTGACTAATTTTGGTTGTTTTTATAAGTCTAATTTAATCTAAAACAATCCACCCTGGTAGCGATGTAGGTAAGCTAAACACTTAGGGCTATTTCCGTGGATGGGTCGCATCTAAGTAATAGTTCCGGTGCGGTAGAGATAGGAAGTCGCAAGGAGAGAATTCTAAACGCAATTCCACTCTCTGTCGTTTTATTTTTTTTCTTCCTCTAAATCCCTTATATGTATGAATAGAAAGTTACTGAATAAATTTTTAAGAAGTAGTGATAGATTTTCGTTTTACCTAGGTGAGTATTGTTTTCCAAAATTTATACAGTCTGGGCCAAACAAGTATTTTAGTCTAGAAGATAATAGAAAACAAAACTTAGAGCAGGCAGACAGCGCTTGGTCAAGATATTTCAAATCAATCTTACAGTGCTATAGTGGCCTTTATTATATTCGGGAGTTTCCACTAATAATAGAAAGAAGGGATAGGTGGGAAAACTATTGTTTAGCTAACATGGCTTTAGATAACGAATCTCTCAATAGAAAGTATTTCTTAGCAGACTATTTCTTCCCTGACTACAATTTATTAGTAGAGATAGACTCAGACCTACACGATCAAGAATATGATAAGGCAAGGGATGAGTATATACAGGAAATCTGGGGATTAAAAACTCTTAGGTTCAATGAATTTGGTTGTAGTCCTGAAAATCAATCTTATTATATAAGAGAGTTTAATAAGGTAATAAAGTGTGGGAAAACGAACAGGGTCAGTATGGTCTATAATAGTCTACTAGTAGATTACTTTAATTATAAATTTGGATCTATAAAAAAGAATATTGATGCAGTAGAGAGGATAATTAATACAAATAGATTAACAGAAAGAGTATTAGATCTAACAAGCTATAGTAAGGTTTTTGGGAATTTTATGGATTTTAAAGACCTACAGTATGTGATTTTAGGTATGTATGATATTCTTGTAATTTCAAAGGCCTACAATCCTTAATAATGAAGGTGCATAGTAGTTTAAGTGACAATCTATCTGGAAAGATGATAGAGGGCTTTTACCTGCTATGTTGGTCTTGGTTTAGTCTAGTTTTGAGAGACCGCTTATTAACTAACACTAGAATACCCTTGCAGCGAGACAGGTTAGCTGTGTACGACAGGAGGCCCGGAGAATCTAGAGTGCACTGGATTTCTTTTGGGATTACGGTACTGGTAGAGATAGGAAGTCGAAAGGATAGTAGTGTAGTCGCCAGCAATGACAATAAGACTGGGGTGAAACGGAGACATTACTAGCTTCCTGTCGTTTTTTTTGCTCCCCACACCTAGGATGCCTTCGATTCCTTAAATATGATAGAAAATGGAGTTATGTAAATCCTGGAGTAAGACCGATAGATAGAATGGGACGAAAGAGGTAACCATGCTGATGAATTTTGCTCAGTTTTATAGTCACTAGTCTAATACTGAGATACCCTAGAGCGAAACAGGTGAGCTATGTATTGCGAGTCAGGCGGGAGGCCAAGAGGATATATCTATACCCGTTATTGGCTGTAATACTGGTAGAGATAGGATGTTGGGATTGAGGTTGTTCACGTCAAAAAATGACCGAAGAAAGCTTCTCAACATCCAGTCGTTTTTTTTGCAAATTAAAAAAGAGAGAAAGGTAAGTTATAATACCAATCTCTCCTTCTTTTTTAGTCAATTGTAATCTGTTTTCCTGTGAGTCCCTTTTTCTTTTGCAAGTTGATCAAGAGTACTCCGTTCTTCAGGCTTGCACTAATATTATTCATGTCAATCTCTCTGCCTACATAGAATGACTCTTTAAAATCTGGTAGTACCTTAGTTTCACTGGTTTCTTTGTTAACCCCACTAACAGTCAATCTATCATCTTCTGTTGTAATCTTTAGGTCTGATTTTTCAAAGCCTGGCACTACTAAAATAATCTTTGCACCGGACTCTGTATTCTCAACCTTACTATTTACTCTCTTGCATGTATCATCAAAAAGTGACATTGCTGTATCAACGTAGTTCTTAATAAATCTATCCATCATATTTTTCAATTTTTTGTTAAACTTGTACTGCTAATAATACAAATGAAATACCAAAATAATTTCTCTGCCTTTTTGTCACCCTTCCCTGCCAATTTGACATTTTCGTAGGTAAGGTAGACATGGAACCTTATTAATAGAAAACAGATAATAATAAAAACATGGAAGATTACTCAGACATACCAAAAATGTTCGTGGTAAAAAATGAACCGCAAGAGGTAACACAGATTAGGGCTCACATACTTAGATCATTCAAGGACCTACTATTTTTTGAAGAGCCACATATTTATTCACTTCATAGTAAGCAGTTGACCTCTGTTACTACTATGTTGGGTAAGTATATGGCGCCTTTTGATACAGAACAGACGGCTATTAATTATGCTAAGAAAAATGGTGAGACTCCTGAATATTGGAAGGATAAGTGGTTGTGGAAAAATAAGATGTCTACAATTACAGGATCACTAGTGCATGAATTTGGGGAGTCTTATTCTTACTTAATAAATGGTCACCCTGAGAGAATAACTGAGTCTTGTAAGTGTAAATATGTGGAGGATAAAAACTGGCTCATTCCAACAAGGGGTAAAGAGGAGGCAGTTATCAATTATTGGTCTAGTCTTCCTCCTTGTCTTCACTTTGTTTATGCAGAGGCGATGTTATATACAAACAGCAACCCAGATCCCAGTACTCATCTCAAGACACAACTAGCAGGGACGGCAGATATCTTACTATACTATAAAGATACTGTTAACCCAGAGAATAGTGGTCTTGTAATAGCTGATTATAAGACAAATGCTGATATTAGGAATAAATTTGCAAGATCGACAGGTAAGAAGATGAAAAGTCCATTTAGTGATTTCTTATCTGAGCCGCTTAGTGAATATTATGCTCAGTTCAGTACATATCAAATCCCACTAGAAGACATAGGACTTAAGGTTATCGCTAGAAGACTTGTATGGCTTAAGGATGATGGAAATTTTGAAGTCCTAGCAACACCTGACTTATCACAACTAATTAGGGAAAACTTATGAAAACCAGTATTAAGTATTATAGAAGATTGTTCGGTTCAGAAATATGGGCCAGGTTCTACATACCCATCAAGAAAACAAAATATGCATTATCAGCCTCGTTGAATGGTAGAATCTATAGAGCATTAAAAGTAAATAAGTTTTTGAATCATAACTTAATTATTAGTATTAGGACTGATAAGTACCTTAGTAGTAGGTCAATTATTTCTATACTCAAGATAATATTAACTAATGGGACAGACTATATGGACTGCTTTTTAGACGTACAAGATCCACATAGAGCTGACCGTCTAGGTGGAATTGTAGAAGTAGGTAGAGATATTATAGAACTAGATAAGTGTTTTATAGATGACTTAATAGAAAGAAATATTAGAGAGTAGTGGTTAGTACTACTCTTCTTATTTCGTCTTAGTTTCCTTAATAGTGTAACATGAATATAATATGAAATCAAAAGTCGTATACTATAAAAATAGATTTGGTGACTCTATATTTGCTAGAATTATGGTACCTGTGGAGTTCAGTAGGAATTTAATCGTAGGGGGTTCTGGAAAATTATATAAGGGAGACGTTGATCTGTGCACTCCTAAGTCTTATATATTGGGATTTGTAAGGTTAACTAGTAAATTCATAGACGGGGCCACTATTTTAAATATAATAGAAGAGCAATTAAAGAACGGATCAAAACCGGGAATAAATCGTCTCGAGATTAGAAGCAGTGTCGTACAATCAGAATACGAGAGATCAAATACAGTCTATGTTAGTGCAAAAGATATAGACCTAGATGATAGTAGAGTATCTAAGTTAATAGAAAAATATGTTAAGATAATGTAGTACTACCTTTTTATTTTGCCTTAGTTTCCTTATTAGTGTAACAACAAAAAAATTATTTATATGAATAGAACTAGAGATTATTCAGTAAGTATTAAGAAGAACATTATTGAGAAACTATCAGACTACCTTGAGAAGAACAAGATCAAAACTATGGTACTTGGTGTGAGTGGTGGTATTGATAGTACATTAAGCGCTGCATTATGTTATGAAGTTGCTAAGAGGACAGGTGTTAAGCTACTTGGTTACTCTTTGATGTGTAAGACTAATGCAGAGGGTGAGGTTAGTTCTGCGGTTAATGCGGGACTAGCGTTTTGTAATGAATTTAAGGAGGTAAACATTGAGAATTGGTATCTTCAGTCTAGCACCATTGTATCAATTGGGACTAGCTCAACTGATGATCCCGCCAATCTATCGGCCATTGCATTAGGTAATATTAAGGCAAGACTTCGTATGATTTTCTTGTACTGTAAGGCCGGGGAAACTGGCGGAATTGTAGTTGATACAGATAACATGACAGAGCACAATACTGGGTTCTGGACGATTCATGGTGACGAGGGTGATGTAAATCCAATAGGTAATCTTTGGAAGTCAGATATCTATGAGGTTACTGATTACTTGCTCACTGAATACCTTGAATATCGTGAGACCCTAGTAGAAGGTGTGGATGACGAAGAGATCAAGAGAACTGGTTATGCTGTGGCTGCCCTGGAAGATGCACTTAAGATAGTACCAACAGACGGAAATGGAACATCTGCTAGTGACCTTGACCAGATTGCGCCAGGTTGTACTTATGAGCAGGTCGATGAAGTACTCAAGACTTGGCTATCTATGAATAATGACGAGAAAGATTTGTGGAACAGAGGCTTACAATCAAAACTATACAAGATGATAGATGAGATTGGCGTCGACATGGTTAACAGAATCTTAGATCGTCACAAGAGAACAGAGTATAAACGAATGCATAGACCGATTAAGCTATGAAAAGATACAAGATTACATATCCAGGTGGTGTGAGTCAAGAGAAAAATCTAGTAGAGAGAAGCATGTATGATGAGATAATCAAACCAATAGATCAAACTCTCTACAAAGTTGAATCAATGTTAGCAGAAACAAATGCCAAGAAGAAGAAAGAACTTGTTGAGGACTTGAGGCAGACTAGAAAGAAAATTAAGTCCGTCCTGTCTAGTTTTGGTGAGTATTTTGTAAGTGATTCTCCGTTAGGTCAGGCGATGGTGAATGGTGGAAAACTAATACTACCAGAACATCAAGGAGGTATAACTAGTCCAGTAATTTTTGAAGAGATTAAGTAATGGTAATTGAAGTATTAAAAAACAAGTACAAGTGTGGATGTAATAAGGGGATTGCAAAATTAGATCAACCAGACATCCTAGAAAAATTAAATTCCATCATTGAGTGGGATGTCTGTAAGTTTCCTGAGAAATCAATCATAGAAACAGAGAAGGACGAGTGGAATAAGTACTTTGGTCCTGACTGTGAAGAGATTGAATATAAGGAGGTACAGGATGAGAACGGCGTTAAGTGTAGAACGTTCGAAGATAGGAATTTCTTAGGCGCCCTATCAGAACTAAAGCCTGGTAATTGTTTCCTATTTAATGGTCAGTTTATCGCAGTTGACAGTGCAGATAGATTGGTTCTCATGTTTAGCGGGTCAGGTTATAAGGCACTTGATAGACTCTGGGAGGAAGAGATTTGTCCAGAGCTTAGGATATTCTATGGTGATAATAACGTAAACAATGTAGATTACCTGGGACTTGACAAGGAACCTGATTATAAGAATGAGTTTAACTTAGAGGTCAGAATTCCTTACCTAGATTATAACAAGTGGAAAACCTACTTCCTAGACGGTAATGATAAGATACCAACATTAGAGGGCGGTAAGCATGCAGTACTTTGTAAGCTTGATTCAGATGATCTTCCTTTTGAGTTTGAGTTTATTATGACCGACCATTGTGCATTCTTTAGAGGTGATGAAATCGATGAGGAGGATAAAGATATTGCAGAGATGGCAGTGAGACAGACTATTTCTTGGTTCTATGAAAATACAAAGCGGAGCATTAATCCTCTTGATATAGAATCTAAGAAACAGCAGGAAATCTCAGACTATCAACAGAAGAAGCAGTTTGAAGAAATGATGAAGACCTTAGGTGGTGGTGAATAAAAAAAATAAAGTAGTAGATTTAATTTCTACTACTTTTTCTTTCGTTCCTCTTTATGGTCTCTCCTGGTTCTTGATAAAATCTTTCACTGCGTCACTTCCATTGTTGTCTATTAGCACCGAACAACTGGCCATAAAATATTTAGTGTTAGTTACCTTTGTGCAGTATCTTGTATAGACCGACATTACTAAGTTAAACACTACTACAATGGCCCATACTATCGGTGCGTGATGAACAATGTCTATCGCAGTGCAGGTACCCATCAGAAGTGCATAAAGTAAAACTGATGAATTATCTAGTAACTCTGCATCTCTCTTATTATTCGCTTCATAAAAATAACTTCTCCCTACCAGCGGACATAAGAGACTCAAGAATCCAATAAGTTCAGGATTTCTTAGTTTTCTGTTCTCAATCATAAACTTGAGATCTGGTTCTGTTAGCTTTTCGAGATTGTCCTTCTCTACCTCAAGAATATTAAGCAGGTCAGGCCTAGATATGTACCTACCAATCTCTGACTCCAATACTACTCTGCAGATTTCTTCTTTCTCCATTTTTCTATATTTTTCGTTTTTACTAAGAATATTATTGTTGTTGTATCTCTGTATTGGTTTGTAATGCTATGATAATAACCAATCCCTGATATCATGACTGGCTCAAACATCCTAAGTGCGCCAGGTAAGGTTCCTCGATTACTGTACATAGAAGATAATCCAATTGCATAGACTGGTAATTTCTCAGGCACAATAAGCCCGTCCATGAAAGTCTGAACATAATATTTATCTTTCAGTCTAATCCAACTTTGCTGCTTATACGTTGGTCTTGCACTACATACCTCAACTGTATCGTATAGGTCAATATTCTCTTGTACCTCAGACCGTTTTCTATTACTAGGCCTTCTATTTATCTTATAATACATGCTATATCTAAGTATACCATGATCATCTAAGTAAAACCCGTAATGACTCTTTGATGGTTTTCTATACCTAAATACACTACTAAGTACTACATCATTTTTCTGTACCGTCCTGAGTAAGTCCCTTCTGAATACATAGTTCTTCACTGTTTTCTTACCTAGCCTCTTAATAATCTCTGAGTAAGTATCATTATAGTCCTTACCTATCCTAGAATATAGAAACTTAATAGTCTCTGCGTATTCAGGCTTACAATATGAACCGAAGTGATCTTTATCTCTGTACCACATCGAGTAAGTTCTCATGGGTAGTTTTCGTATATCATCGCTTACTAATTTTCTACCAAACTTCTTTCTACATTTAGGTCTTCCTTCTCTACAATACCTATCTGATCTGATTATTCTAAAATCTATCATACTCATAGTTAAGGAATCTAGGGTAAGGGATTGAAAAAAAATAGGCTTACCGATTCATCACAAACCAGTAAGCCTTATCATGGACGACAACAATATTATAGTTTCTCTATCTCATAGATAACACGATCATTTTTAAGTCTCATATCAGACTCGTCAAGACCGATCCATCTATTAGTCTTAGGGTTAAACACCCTCTTTGTTCTTGTCTCCAACATCTTTCGCTCTGCAGCCAGTTTCTCCTCTACATTATCTAGCTGAATTGCGAAATCCTCCTTGCGGAATTTGAATGACAGTAGTGCAAGTCTCTGTAAGTCCTCTACACTCTTTGTCAACTTAATTACCACAATGTTCGCCTCAGGTCTAATCTTATAGGACTCTGGGAAATACTCCTGAATCTCTTCAAGACTTAACCCGCTTCCTATATGCCATGCGAACTCTACTTTGTCATTAACTGGGCTGAACTTATTCTTCAGTTCTTCCCAGATCTCGGATGAATTCTTAATAGAACTAAATCCGATACAGTTCTTATTCCCAATGCTTCTCGCGAAGTATTCAGGATAAGTTTTTACTACCTCAAAGATACTCTCACGAGTTTCTTTAAGTCCTCGATAGCTATTATTACCTAAGATAGATATAATAGCATCAACGTCTACGGCTCTATTCTCAAGTACAAGAATACCGCCAATGTAAAACATAAGCTCCTTAACATGATCTGTTATGAACTCTGCCTTACCAACTGTTTTCTCTGATACCTTAATTAATCTTCTACCATCGTTCATAGACGGTTTCTTTATGTTGGTATCTATCTTTACACCAAATAAGTCCTTTGCCATCTCAGCAAGTGACTTTAGTGTTCCGATTGGGTCATTAGATAGTGTTAGTACCTTTGACCTTCCATCGATTGTAATGGTGTAGAAAAAGTTTACACCATACGCCTTTAAGGATGATTTAATAGTTTCTAACTGTTTCTCATCCAAATAGCTAACACCCCACAATTCTCTCAACTGTGTGAATGTAATTGTTCGATTTGTGCATTTATTTATCACAAATCTCAGAAGCTGTTCTAACCTCTCGGCCTGCTTCTTTGTAACGGTGGAGATCTTCTTTGCCTCCGCCTTGCTATATCCGTTCTTCTCTAGACTTACTCTAGCATCACGGATTTTCTTGTTTTTATTAGTGAGCGATATTACTTCGCCACTAGTTTTCTTAGTAAGACCCTCTAAATATTCGAGTGCCTTGCCATACTGAATGAGGTAGACTTCTTGTTTTCTACGTCCTACCTCTTTCTCCGTATTTCCCTCAGTCTTCTCAGATACTAAGAGATTTTTACTCTTTAACTCACTGATCAATAACTCAGCAAGTCTATATTTACCGGAACTATCCATTCCGAACTGGTTTAAAGCTTTTCCAGCTGCTTCTAAAATTAACTTACGGTCAGCTACATTTTCATTGCTTTCCAATTTAACAGTCTCTACAACTGCTTTGTACAAAATTTCCTTGTTCTCCATTTTCTTTGATTGATTTAATTTGTTAATAACTTGACTATTAGATCGGTGTTCGTGAATTCTTTCCAGCATTGAAGATCATTCTCTCTGTTACTCTTTTGTAACCTTTGATCTCATCATTCTGGTTCTCTATTATTCCACGAAGACGACCATTTTCTTTCATAGTCTTCTTACTCTCTAGATACAGGTACACAATACCCGCAGTTAACAAGATATTTGCCTTGTTATTTTTAAGGAATCTTTTAATACTCATACAATAATAAGGGATTTAGGACAAAATAGACGGAAAAAAGTAGTAGCCTAGTCTCCCGACCGAACTACTACATAATCAAGTTATAAATGTTTATTGAGATAACAAATATGCTCAACTATAAGGAATCTAGGCTTGTCCATCTGCAAGCTTAAATTTGATATTGAAGTCTTCCTCTGCTCTTACGTAAACTGTTTCATGTCCCACTGCCTTGTATAGTACTGCGTTGATCCAGTTATGTTGAGAATCCTTCATCTGTCCAAAACCTACAATCTCATAAGTGCTAGTGTGACTTAGTCCTGTACTTCCTGGATTTTTATCAATAAATTCTACTCTCTCGCTAACTTTAAATTTTCTCATTTCTTATTTTTCTTTGATTACACTATTAAGGTATTCAGATCCTCTCACATGACGCCCTAGTCCCCTTATACTTGAAAGTTAATACAGAGTTCAGTTTAATTAATTATATTTATGAGAATTTCAAAAACAATTTTAATTAGTATTGGTGCAGTTATTATTTGTACTGCTATTATTTTGCTCATTATGAAAGTAAGCTATAAGAATGAGCAGACAAGGTTAGTTAATCAGTATGACATGCAATTATCTAAGATCGAAGGTGTCCATGATAATATGTGGAAAGTACTAGAATCTAAGGCAGGTGTAACAAAAGAGTATGCAAGCCAGTTTGATTCTATCTACAACCATATCATGAGCAAAAGGTACGATCAAAATGATAAGGTCCTGTTTAATTGGATAAAGGAGCAAAATCCAGAATTCAGTAATGAACTATACAAGGATCTTAGTGTTACGATTGAAGTGCAGAGGAGGCAATTCTTAAATGCACAACTTGAAATCATAGATATTGTGAGAGTCCATAATAACCTAGTACAGACATTTCCATCTAGCCTTTTTGTAGAGGATAAGATGCTGAAATATGAAATGATCAGCAGTACCTACACAAAAGGTATTATGGATGGTAAGGTAGAGGATGGGAAAGTGGATCTGTTTAAAAAATGAAAATAACTTAACAGGATGATTTACTTACTAATACTATTACCAATTATTGCAGCTAATGTTGTATATTGGTATTTCAGAAAGAATAAGAAGTTAGATCTAAGTGATGAGAGAAGGGGTATAACATATCTAATACTCTTAACGGTTCCTACTATACTAACTGTGATCACGATATTTACAATGGATCACACAATTAGGTATAGTAAGGTATCTGACACTGAGTATTGGTCTTTTTATTATTCTAAGATCAGACACTTAGATAGATGGAACGAGTACATACATAGGACCTGTACTAGAACAATCAGAGATTCTAGGGGAAATACTAGGACAGAAACTTATGATTGTTCCTATGTTGAGTATCACCCAGAGAGATGGATACTAGTAGATAATGGTGGTAATGAGATCTACACAAGCAAGGAGTATTTCGACAGTATTAAGACCCTGTGGAATACGAAGCCGGTTTTTGTAGACATGCACAGAAACTACTATACAGTGGATGGAGATGCGCAGGAATATTACTGGGATCAACTAGGGCAACACTTAATATCCTACTCCTTAGAAATGCCGTATGTAAATAAAATAAAAGGAACACAGACAGCATTTAGACTAAGAGATGTAAGTAAGGAGGAGGCAAAATTACTTGGCTTATTCGATTATCCAAGTATCAGTGGTCCTAATATGTATGAACAAGAACAAAATCCAATCTTAGGCTTTAATCCAGGCAAAGATATTATTAAGAAATTTACAAACTTCAATGCTAGGGAAGGGAGCAGGAAGAAGATAAGGATTTTTGTATTAGTATTTAAGGAAGGTCAAGGTCCAGAGATAGCGGAGGAACAAAAGAACTACTGGCAAGGTGGTAATAAGAATGAACTTGTTATCTGTGT